AACGTCCAAATCCGTTTGCATCCATACTAAATGTATCGCCTGGTAATGCTTCATCATAAAATATTGGTGCTAAATACCCAGCATCAGATGTTGTTTTTAATCGATGATCTCTATTAAAAACTGGTCTTTGTATATCAACTTTAGGTACTCTACTAAAATCTTTTGATAATGTACTTGGTAATACTCCTGCTGGGCCAAACATATTTTACTCCTTGTTTGTTAATGATGATAATTCAACTATAAATTCTGGTGGCACTTGTCCTTTTGGCTTTCCTTCTATTTCGTCCCATGATCCTATTCGCATTAATGTAAAATCTTCTGGAAATTTGCTGAAAGGTGTATTTGGATTTTGTAATAAATCCATACATTGTCGTGTTGCAGTGCCATCGGTAAGTTCCACGAATGGCTGCATAAATGTTCCAGATTTTTTGTCGAAAATAGAATACAAGTTTTTGTCCATAATTTTTGTCCTCCTTAAAATTATATCTTTTTGATATATTAGTTTCCATGTAAACAGTTTACATAATATATATTACGAGTCAAATTTAATTTATAAATCTCTTATAAGTCTTTGTAATTGTTGCATTTTAACATGCTCTTGTACAAAAAGCCGATCCATACGCTCATCATATTCAGCGTATACCTCTGGTGCTTTTTCTTTCCTCAGCGCTTTTAATTTTTCGTATTCTTCGTCATCTAATAAATTATCGTAATATCTTGGTGGTCTTATTTTTTTTCCATTGATTATACAAAAATCATTAGGGTAAACATCAGTTTTATATTTTTTAAACCATTCATATCCTATGCCTGGTTTTCTGCTCATTGTGCAATATTCTGGTTCAATTATTTCACCAGTTTCTTTATTATAATAATGCTCTTCAGCATTTTTACCTTTTTGTTTTTTCATAATGTAGCGAGCTACATAAGCACAACTTGTAAATGTTACTTCGCCTATTACAACATGTCCAAATGGCCATAATTTTTCTAATTCTGCACTTCTATAATATTTTTGTTTATTTCTGGTTTGCCATAAATAACGATCTGGAAAATCATATCCAAATATAAGCGCATGGTAATGAGGTCTATTATTTTTTTCACCATATTCACCACAATGAAAAAATCTAATTTTTTTGTGCTTCTTTCTCAGTCTTTTCATAAAAAGCTGAAAATCACGCACATCTACAGATCCAGGATTGGATCTTTTATTTAATTCTTCTTCATTAAATGTTAATGTTATAAAACATGATTTATCGTGCATTTGGTTTTCATGCACTAACCTTACTGCCCATTGTCTACTATATTCTAGTCTACAACCTATACATTGCCCACAGGGCAAATTAAAACCTTTTGCAAATGGAAAAGGTTTATTAAATGTAATTTTGCCTTCATTTCTATAAGCCAATAGGGGGTGATAACATGCCATAGCATTATATTCTATAACCGCCTCTCATTGGCTTAACATGATTTCTTTTATTAACTTTCATTGCTGTTTTGCTAAACAGTTTCTTTGACTTTCTTTTAGTCATCTTTCTTCTTGTCATTTTTTGCTCCTTTTTTTGTTAGGGGTGTCACTCCACACAGTTAACATCAAGTAGTTAACTGTGTAGCGGTTCTGAATCTTCTTGAGCTTTGGGTGGCTCCAAATCTCCAGAACCGCTTGTAGCTGCAGAGGACTGAACAGCTACTTCTTCGGGTTTATCTATAAAACCCATCTTTTTAAGTTCTTCTTTGTTGTCAGGATCTGACACAAATTCATAAAATTTGCCTGGATCGTTATCAAATTTTTTTCTTATATCACTCGGAATTGTCATAAATTCCTCCTGGGCGTCTCTTACTAAATCTAACGCCTCTCTATAATCTGCTACTTCTGAAAAGTCCCCGTAACGGGCTTTTCCTCGTTGTACATGCTCTATAATTCCATTACGATCATGTTTTTTTATTATGTTAATTACGTCGCATTCTTCTTTAAAATGCTGTTGAGTTAAGCTTTCTCCCACTGTATTAAATATATATTTTGTATGTGGATCATACGCTGTCCTAAACGTAATTTCTTTTGTCATTTTTGATTTTTTATTCATCTTGTCCTACTCATAATTCTATCAGGATAAACAGACTTACCCTTATAAGTCGTTTTACTTCCTGATTTTTTAATTTGTGAATTAATAGATCTAGATTTTATACGTTTAAAAACTGGTGTATCTTTATAAATATCTCTATTAATTGGTTTTAAATTTTTAATAGCTTTTTCTTTTTCTTTTAAATCTTTTGAAGAGTTTAAAATTTTCAATATTTCTTTTTTAAAATATTCAAAATTTCTACCAACAAAAGATCCTTGACTTTTGTTAAGTACATCTGTTTCAGCCAAAATTTTGGCTGTTTGTGCCTCAGTTTGTTCAACATTCGCCATAACTTGTTGTGTTTGTAAATATGCATTTGTAGCTGGTGTAGCTACATTTTCGGGATTGTAGGTACTCCCAGTAGGGGTACTGGCACCGCCTAACTTACCCGCTAAAATCGGGTTTAAACCCGCTTTTTTCATGTCTTCCATACCTCGTTGATACGAGGTATTAGACATATCTTGCTGGAAAGCCATCTGTTTAGCAGATGCTCGTTTCGCTTCTCTATTTCTTTTCTGGGCTCCTAATAAAGAAGCACCAGCCATTATTGTTGCTGAAATTGGATCAAACATTAGAAATGATCTATCAGACCAGGTACGCCATATGTAGGCATTGGTCTTGCACATTTAAGTTTAAAATACATATCCAAAATTAAATTTGGATAATTTGCTACCGCTGTCACTCTATCTACTGGCGGGTTTTCTTCTATAAAACTCGCATTTAATGCTGGTAAGCTTCCAAAATCTTGCGCTAAATGCCACGTGTCCAAACTTTGAGCAAAGTTTGATCTCATTTGGCCAGTTATTTGACTTGGTTTATATCTGTATTCTGCATATCTTTCTTGATATCCAAATACATTTAAATCGTCATTTGTGCCTTGTGCATAAATTTCCTGATTTAATATAGCTTGTTCGCCTAAATGGGCTAGGGCAGGCCAATAAAAATCCCATCTAGTCTGTCGGCTAAAATGTCTTGGTAATCCTTGCTGATATGTTAAATCAGCAAATACACAAGCTAAGCCGATTACTACGCTATGTTCTGTAAATGATTTTGTAAATTTATGTCCTGTAAAACCTGTAGTACCATAACCACTAAGATTACCTTGTGGTGTTGTTCCATCTGTACTGCTTGTTTGAGCAACAGGATTTATATTTATTCTATCTTTTCCGCCTCCGAGATATTCGGGGCGTTGTAATCTAGCGTCTGGGCTAGTTACTCCGAAGTGTGATTGTATAACTTCGGTATATCTTGTTCCACCCCTTGCATCTTTTTCATACAATCTTTGTATCTGAAATGCTTCTCTTAATTGGTTAATTGTAGCTGCGGTTGCATCACTTAAATCTGCATATAATTTATATGCTGCATCACCATCATTAGCTGACCACATGGCAGATACGCCATCTGTATAAATTTCTTTATATTTACTGCTAGTAGTTTGATATGCACTTAAAGCTGTATTGGCTGGTGCATCTGATACTACATCAGCTGATGTGCCTAAAGGTAAACTTACAGCTTCACCTTTTTGAGGCCAGGGCAGTGCACTTGTAAAATAATCATGTCTTTTACCGCGCTTTAATAATGTATAATTACTTGCTGTGTCTGGGCCGTCGCCTTTATCTACAGTAACACTGTTTTGTAAATTTTGGTCTCTAAACCATTCATTATAAATTAAATTATATGCTCTACCGCATAAATTATTAAATGATAAACTTACGTCTGTTGGTACACCAAAATAATCATATAATGTACTATTTGTTACTGTTGCTGTTGTTTGTGGTACTAAATAATCAGTACTATCGCCTGGATTATCTTGTTCTCCACAAAACTTCTCCCAATTGTTCCATATTAATCTATATGGAACTGCAAAAAAGAATGTTTCTATATATAAATTATCCATAAATGGATTAATAGGTGTAGCTAAACGTCCAAATCCGTTTGCATCCATACTAAATGTATCACCTGGTAAGGCTTCATCATAAAATATTGGTACTAAATACCCAGCATCAAATGTTGTTTTTAATCCGTGATCTCTATTAAAAACTGATCTTTGTATATCAACTTTAGGAACTCTACTAAAATCTTTTGATAATGTACTTGGTAATACTCCTGCTGTGCCAAACATATTTTACTCCTTGTTTGTTAATGATGATAATTCAACTATCAATTCTGGTGGTACTTGTCCTTTTGGCTTTCCTTCTATTTCGTCC